GCCTTCCGCGAACGGGGTGCCGTCGGGCTTGACCAGACGCACGGGAATGGACAGGCCGGTCTCGTCGGCCTCGTCGGTTTCCTGTACTACGAGCGTCTGGGTGAGGGGCGCGGCCATCACTCGCTCGCCTTGACGGAGGATGTGGACTTCTTGAGCACGGCGATGCCCTTGGGGTCGAGGATCGCGTAGGAGTACATGGCCTCGGTGCGGTAGGCGATCTGGTTGACGCCCTTGAGGTCATTGCCGGTGTTGTCGGGGTCGCCGTATTCGATGATCTCGCTCCAGATGTCGCGCACCATGCCCCACTTGATGAGGCGGAAGTCGCCGAGGAAGGCGAGGATGCCGGTCGCCGGGGTGATGAGGCGGCCGTTGACCGTGCCGGACGTGGCGGCCGGGATGCCGTCGAGGTTGCCGACCTGAAGGTTGATCGGGATTTCCGGGTAGAAGCGCTGGCCGGTGGAGGGAACGCGGATCTTGCGCAGCTCGTTCGCCATGGTCTTGGACAGGGCGATGCCGTTGATGTCGTACTCGTCGCTGACGGCCTCGGCGAGGCTGTCGATGTCGGCGACGCGATCGTCGGTGGCCGTCACTCTGACCGCGCTTTTGGCGAGCGCGTTGAAGCCTTCGAGGGTCGTTTTCTTCTTGGGGTCGAAGGCGTGGTAGACGACGTAGTCGAGGACGCGGCCCATCGCGGCGGCCTGGTCTGCCTGGATCTTGCTGATGATCTCCAGTTTGGCGTCGTCGTCGGCCCACTGGAGCTCGTTGCTGAGGCGGGTGGTGGTCTGCACCTTGAAGCGCTTGCCGACGACCGGGGTGAGGGTTTCCTCGTAGCTGGACTTCTGCGCGCCTTCGGCGACGACCTCGGCTTCGGAATTGCCGGTGAAGACCATGTAGTCCTTGTCGAGGAAGAGCTGGGGTTCGCTCGGGGACAGTGCGGCGATGGTGCTGGTGTCCTTGGCGCGCTTGGTGATGACGGTGGCTACTTCCTTGGGGAGCAGCACCTTGCTGGTGTCGAGTGCCATGATGATGGTTTCCTTTCGGATGGTTGGTGGCGGTTAGTCTTTGTTGCCGAAGAGGCTGCGCACGTATGCCTTGGCGCGTTCGTCGGCGGTTTTGCCGTCGGGGTGCTGTGCCGGGTTGGGCACGTTCGGCAGCTTCGGCGCTGGGTGCATGAGCGGTTTGAGGATGTCGGCGTGCGCCTGGATCTCCTCTAGGGTGCTGCCGCGCAATGCTTCGGCCGGGATGCCGGTGGCGGCTGATACCTGCGTCTTCCATTCGGCCTGCTGTTCCTTGGCCTTGTAGGCGGCTACCTGCGCTTCGAGTTCCTGCGTGCGCTTGGCGGCCTTCTCGGTCTCGCTCATTTGGGATTCCTTGAGCTTTTCCAGCTCGTCGGCGGCGGCCTTGTTGGCCTTGGCCTTCTTTTCCCAGTCGCGCGAGTGGCCGAGCGCTTCCTTGTATTTGGCTTCCCAGTCGATCTCCTCGCCGTTTCCGTTCGGTTCGGCCGGCGGGGTGGGGTCGGTGGTGTCCGAACCGCCTTCGGCGGGCGGGGCGATGTATCGGATATGGGGGTGCTGGAGGTTGAGGAACATGGTTGTTCTCCTTGTGTTCGGGCCCTTTCCGGGCATTGAAAAAAGCCACCCGTGCGGGTGGCTGAAAACTCTTGGCCCGGTTGGCGGGCATGAAAAAGCCCCGGCGGATGTCGGCCGGGGCTGGGATCAGTCGGCGAGCGCCAGTGCGATGAGGTTGCGGCTGGGCTGGTCGATGTGGTCTTTGGGTTTGTTGTGGTAGAGGCAGTGGAGCAGGTCTGCGCGCAGCTCCGTGTCGGTTAGTGTGACGCCGGTGTCTTCGATGTTGAAGTAAGGGGTTTCGAAGCGTTCGGAGTAGTCGAGTAGGAGCAGGTCGGTGTTGTCGTTGTGGTGTTGGGTGAAGTATTCTTCTTCGCTCATGACAATGCCTCCTGAATCATGGTATTGAACATTTTAGCCGATTCGGGGAAGTAGTTGGCGATGAGCCGCCATGCTTCGGGGTTTGCCATCTGCGCGTCGAGCATTTCGGCGAACGCTTCGGTGGATTGGAGTTGTCCGCTTTGCCGGAAGTAGCCTTTGGGGTGGCCGACGCTGCCGTGGTAGTCGTCGCCTAGGGCGGCTTGGAGCATGTCTTCGACGTTGCGGTCGGTTTTTGCGGAGTTCGTCGCGATCTCTCGGGCGATGGCCTTCATGACGCTTTGTCGGCCTGCGGGCTTGTCTTCGGCCATGAGGGTTGCCTGTGTGGTGTCGAATATGCGTTGGGCGTCCCTTTTGAGCACGTCGTTGAACAGTTTGCCGTTGTGAGGGGCCCATGAGAACGAGTTCTTGTCGAGTAGCCAGTCGAGCATGTGGCCGCTTTCGTGGAAGAGGTTCTGCACTGGGCGGTGTGCGTTGTCTCCGGCCATGACGGTGTCGAGGTTGAGGTGGATGCCGCCGTCGGAGGGACTGAAGTAAGCGCCTTTGGGGAGCCGTGTTTCTTTGATGTCGTATTGGGCGGCGTATTTGGCCCAGAGCCTCGCCGCGTCTTTGTGCTCGGTTTTGTTGAGGAGCCGGTTGACGCGGCGGGTATACGCTTCGCCGAGTTGTTGTTCGAGTCTGCTGCCTCGCGGGATGCGCAGGTCTGGCGCGAATTCCGATCCGTCGGTGAACGTGTCCGGCGATTCGCTGCGCATCCACGAGAGCACGGTGTTGGGATCGCTGCCGGCCCCGGCCGCTTTGGCGGCGTTCTTTGCCTGCTGGTATATGGCCTTGAGTTTGTCGGGGTCGTAGCCGTCGATCTCGGTCTCTCCCCACGAGGGGACGATCTTGCAGTCGCAGTCGTGGTGGTACTTGTGCCACTTGCCGGCGGTGTCCTCGCTGGCATAGACGAAGCCTCGGGATGCGAGCATGGCGCAGAACGCGCAGGTCTTGCCTTGGGGCACTCGCGCGTATTTGGGGCGGGTGGGGTCGTTCTGGGCGGTGAACCGTCCTGTGAGGCGTGCGGTCTCGTTGATGATGTCCTTGGCGAGGCGCGCCCAGTCGTCTTCGGTGTAGCCCTGCGTGTTGATGGCCCAGAGGTGATCCATGGTCAGGCCGGCTTTGCTTCGGCCGTTGATGATGTCGGTGAATTTCGCGCCGACGTGCATGGTGTTGTTGTAGCCGCCGACGATCTGCCAGAAGGCGCGGTCCGAGCTGACCTGCGCCTCCTTGTAGTCGGGCATGCTGATGCCGGCGGCTTCGGCCCATGCGGCTCGCACGTTCCTGTAGTAGTCCTGTGCGATGAGGTTGGCTTTGCGCGCGTAGTCTTCCAGTTGGCGGCGGGCTTGGCCGGTGGGGTCGTCGCCGAAGTAGAGGCTGTTGGGCACCATCGTCTTGGCTTCGATGATGAGGTCGGCGAGTTCGTCCTGATAGTCGTCCCACATGTCGTTGAGGTGCCCGTTGAACGCTTTACGCTGCGCCGGGCTGAGGTTGCTCAGCGGCAGGCTGTTGCTGTCCATTGGCTGCGGCCTCCTGCGTGTCGGTCTTGGCGGTGGCGATCTTGGCGCGTAGTTCGTCGATGGCGTTCTGCGTGCGCTGCTGTTTCTCGTAGGCGCGATGGGCGGCGATCTCGTCCCATGTCAGGCCGGCGCGGCTCAGGCCCACGTCGCTGTCGGCGAAGGCGGGGTTGGTGGACGCGACCTTCTGGTACCAGTCGGCGCGGGCGGCGTCGCTGGCTTCCTTGGTGGGTGCCCAGATCGGTCGCAGTTGGCGGATGTCGGCTTCGTCCGCGCCCTGGGCGGCGAGCGCCATGGCGAGGATGCTTTTGATGCTTTCGCCGAAGCGTTTGTTTTGCCTGTCGGCGGTGCGGGCGAGTTTGCGTTCGGCTTCGGCCATGGCTTCGGCGCTGGGGGGGGTTGTCCATGGTGATGCCGAGGTCGTTGACGGGGATGTCGGTTTCGCTGCTGACCATGAGGGCGACGGTTTTGAGCATGTCGGAGTGTGGCTGCATTGAGGCCTGTGTGAGTTGGCGCAGTTCGGGTTTTTCGCCGTTGCGGCCGGCGGGGATGCCGTTGATGACGCTGACGATGCTGCCCCATGTGTCGGGGCTTACCTGTCCTTTGTTGGCTCCGAGGAACCATATGCGCGGTGCCGCGTAGAATTCTGCGGTCGCTTCCATGCGCACGAGGGTGCGCAGTCCGAGGTCGGTGAGGGCCATGAGCGGGCGGGTGATGCGGCTGGAGCCGAGGGGTCGGTAGAGCTGCTGGTCGCTGATGATCGGCACGACGGTGGGGTGGTCGAAGCCGGTTTCGATGCGTTCGGCCTGCCATGTGCCGCCGTTGCGGCGGCACAGGTAGACCTTGCCTGGCAGCCATACGTCGAAGCGGGTGATGTAGCCGTCTTTGTCTTTGTCGCGGATGGTCATGGCCGCGCCGATCCTGTCGTTGCCCCAGTCCCATAGGGCGCTGCTCCAGTCGGCGGCGCGGGGCGTGATCCGTATGTCGTCGCCGTCGCCGGAGATGGTCATGAAGCTGCATCCGTGCGTGTATGCGGACACGATGGCCTGCTGGATTTTCAGGCCGAACGTGTTCGCCGCGATGATGTCGTCTACCTGCGTTTGGAGGGTTTCGGGCGCGTCGATGCCTTCGAACACGGAAAGGTCGGCGAGCGCGCGGACGGCTTTGTTGGGCCATCCGATCATTGGTTTGGCGAGGGCTTTCATGGCCGGTGGGATGCTGTAGGCGACGCCGTTGTAGTGGTAGTGGGCGAGGTAGTAGCTGGTGCGCAGGGTGTTGCGCGTGTAGTGGCGTCGCCATTGTTTGAGGAGTTCGGTGATGGTGGGTTGGTCGTCGGGGTCCACGCCGGCGATGGTGTTGGCGTAGGCGCTTTCGATGGCGAGCCAGCCGGCTTGTCCGCGCAGGATGGGGATGTCTTCGGTGTTCATGCTTAGTACCATGCTTCCTGTTGTGCGGTGGGGTCTCTTCTGGTGGTCATGGCCCCGTGGAGGGCGAGGGTGACGGCGTTGAGTGGGCTGATGTCGGTGTCGTCGTCGGGTCGGTTCCATCCGAAGAGTCCGTTTTTGCCGATGGGGCGTGTGGTGGCTTTGCTGGCGGCTTGCCAGAGTGGTTGTTGGCCGTCTTCGGGCAGGTGGGTGAGGGTGCCGTCTCTGAGCATGTCCTGGAGGCGTCCGCAGGCGCGGCCCATGTCGGTGGCGGCGGTGACGGTGACGGTGACGCCGGCCTGGGCGAGGTCGGGCAGGAGCGCGGTGGCGGGGCTTTGCCCGTCGATGACGAGCGCGGCGGTTTGTTCCCAGACCTTGTCGATGAGGTTGACGGCCCACATGGTGCCGTCTTGGTTGGTGTCCCTGTATTCGGCGAGTTCGATGTGGGCGGTGTTGTCGTCGTATCGCATGCATGCGCCGATGGTCAGGCGTGTGCGTGTGGGGTTCATGTCGATGCCGAAGCTCATGACGCCGCCGGGGCGGCGGCGCTCGATGGTGGCTTCCTCCCATTGGCGGCGGTCGATGGCTTGGCTGAGGGCGTGTTCGTCCCAGATGCCGAGGGCTTCGCGGCGGAAGTCGTCGCCGGTGAGGTTTTCCCACAGGTTGGCGATGGATTCGTCGCTGGTGTGGGACGGGTAGCTGGGGTTGGCTTTCCTCCATTGGTCGCGGTCGAGGGGGTCGGCGTCGCGGTCTGCGGTGAATTCGACGTAGAGGGTGCTGTGGGTGCGGCCGGCGCGTGATTTGTCCCTGAGGCGGGTGAACGCTTCGCCGTTGTCCCTTGGCCCGGGCGGGGTGCCCATGTAGATGGTCTGTGGGTTGTAGGCGCGGTTCTGGGTCGGCAGCATCGACGCCATCGCCGAGTCGGACAGGTGCTGGGCCTCGTCGATGACGAGCAGGGCGATCTTCTTGACGCCGCGCAATGCTCCGCGTTCTCGGGCGCGGAAGAAGATACGGCTGCCGTTGCGGAACCTGATCTCTTCCTTGCCGGCGGCGAGGCTGATGCCGTGGTCGGGGTCCACGAGGCCGCTCATTTCCGGTCTGAGCACGATGGCGCACATGCTTTCGAACGTGTCCTTGATGACGCTGAAGTGCTGGGCGGTCCATACGATGCGCATGCCGGGGGTTCGGGCGGCGCGGTGTATCGCGATCCAGCCGATGTCGTAGGTCTTGCCGGTCTGGCGTGGAATGGACAGTACGGCGTTGCGGGCGGACCAGAAGCCGTCGGCGCTTTTCGCGAGGATGATCCGGTTGATCTGCCGCTGCCAGACGTCGAACCGGTCGCCCGCCGCCGCGGCGAGGTTGTTCAGGCTCGGCTCTCCGCTCGTATACAGGTCGTCGGGGATGATCTGGCAGGCCGCCCCGTCAATCCTCGTGCTCATCCAATCGTTCGTCCTCCGTGTCCAGGGCATGCATGGCCGGATCATGCTCGTTCGACGCCTTGTCGATCGCCTCGATCTCGGCGCTGATGTCCGCGAGCCGTTTCGTCAGACTGGCGAGGTCGCGTGAGCTTATCGACCCTTCGTCGAGCTTTTCGGCGATCAGGTTGCGCATCGCCACCAAGAGCCGCCGGCGGTCCCCGGAAGCGGCGGCGTTGCTGACCCTGCGCGACCTCGAAGAGGGTTTCGACCGGGTGGTTTTCGGCGTTCTGGCGACCATGACGGCTCCTTGCCAAGTGTGGAAAAAGTCCGGGGGAAAAACGGCCCTTTGCCCGTGGTGGCCGTCAGGGGGCCGGGTGGGGGCTACTCCCCATCCCCGAACCAGTCCGAGCATCGGATCGGCTGGCTTGGAGCCGTGGTGTCGTCGTGTCGCGGCGCCTCGCCGTGGGCGATGAGGTAGGCGACGCGCTCGCGTGCCCATGCCAGACCGTGCGTGCCTTTGATGGCGTTGCACCATCGATGCGCCGGACCGCTGTTGTCGTGCGTCAGGGTGCCGCCTCGCGCCAAGGGTATCGTCTCGTCGATCACGAAGCTGTACGGGTCGGGCGAACGCAACGTGTAGTCGATGGGCCGATAGCAGATGTAGCAGTCGGCTTGCATGTGCCGCCACCGCTGCTGCTCCAGCCTGCGCCGATGCCCGTTGCGTTTGCGCGGGTTGCCGCTCACTTGAGCCTCGGCTTGCTGCTGCACTGGCTGACCTCGACGCCGGCCCTGAACACGATCTCGTCGGCGATCAACGGCACCCACACGATGCCCAGATCGTCACGAGAAACCTCCAGATAGGGCTGCCGGTCGGCCATCGCATAGGGGAAGATCACGCCATCCACGAGCATCCGCCCCCTGCGGGCGTCCACTTCGATACGCTTGGGATACAACGCCATGACACGCCTCCAATCGAACGCCCACACGAACAACAAACGGCGCCCGCCGTCGGGAAGCAGCGGGAAGAACCGCCGGCGAGACGTCTGTCTGCGGTGGTTTCTCGGGTGCCGCATACGCCGGTTATGCACGGTGCCGACGGCGGCTGGCGGATGGCGCGGGATTCGGACCCGCGAAGCATGAGGCTTGTCATGCTTGCCCGCCTAGCAAGCGGGTGCCTTCGGCCGCTCGGCCAACCATCCCGGATATGAGAAAAGCCCCGCCGGCATGGGCAGGGCTTTTCGATACTCCGATTACACGCGACAGCGTAACACGGAATCGGGTCAGGGTTCAAGCGTCGCCTGCGTCCCGCGCGTCCTTGGCTTGGGCGCACGCCAGCAATTCCAGAATGTTCCACGCCCAATAGGGGCCGTCGATGTGCCGCGTGCGGGGCATTTTGCCGCGCGTCCGCCAGTTCTTCAAGTCGTTGCCGCTCACGGCGACGCCAGTGTTCTCCCTGACCCATCGGGCGGCGTCGGATTGGGTGCGGGTGATGTGCATGAGGCCCGCGCGGCGCAGGTATTCCAACCGCACGCGCTTCAGATCGAGCCATGCGCCGCATTCGGGACACACCGCATACCGCGCGGAATGGGCGGCGTAGATCGGCGTGCGCACCGGTTCCCCATCATCCCCCAACGTGTTCAGGCAGTCGGGGCATACGCCGACAAGACGGCGCTCGTCGGCCCGCGTGGTGGCGGTTTCGACCTTTTCCGACAGTCGGATCAGGTCGGCGTATAGGTCGCCGGCCGTGTCGAGTCGTGCGAGGTCGTGCATGTGGTGCAGCAGCAGGCTGGTGATGTCGGCCCATTGCATGAGGGTGCGGGGGCGGCCGTATCGGTCGTGTCCGATCGGTTTGACGCCGAGCATGCCGCCGGTGAGTTGCAGGTGCGTTTCCACCGTGGAGTAGAGCGCTTGGGCGGCTTCGTTGACCGGTGGGGCCGCGTATGCCGCGTTGCCGTGGCGTGGCGAGCGTTCGCGGGTGGTGGCTTGTTTGTAGGCGATCTGTTGGAGGGCGGGCATGCCGGCCTTCAAGAGCCATGCGAGGCGTTTCGCCCAGTCCTTGACGCATTCCTTGCACAGGTTCGCGTCGCCGGCCGGTTTGCCGCAGGCCGCGCAAGCTCGTTGTTCCATCATCCCAGCCCTTTCGATGGTGCTATACTCACTTGTTGGACAATGCGAGCCTCTGCCGAAAGGTGGGGGCTTTTTACTTTCCCATAAAGCCGTTCCCGCCGTGGTGGATGGGCTGGGAACGGCTTGTTTTTCAACGGTTTGCTGGCGTTCCTTAACTTTCTCTTCTATTGTCGCCGATGCCGGCGGGTTTTTCCAGCGCGTACCGTGGTTCGAGGAATTCGGGGCGTTTCGGCTGCGCGGGTGCCGGGTGGGCTTGCAGGATGATGGCCTTCACCTCGTCGATGGGGATGCGCAGGGATTGCGCCGTCTCTTCGGGGCTGACGCCTTTGGTGCGCCAGTCCTCGATGATCCGCCGGATGCCGTCGGTGACTCTCACGCCCTCGCTCCTTCCTGATGGTCGAGTTGTTCGCGGGCCGAGCAGTCGGCGCACATCCGGGCGACGCGGCGCATGCATTTGCGGATCGCGGCATTGAGGGAGAGGGCGAGCACGGTGAACCGGCCGAAGCATTCCTGGTGCGTCACGTCATGGCCGGGTGCGGCGGCGCCGCACATGAGGACGACCGGCCCGATCTGGTAGGCCGTGACGTCGATGTCTATCTTCTTGTTCATTTCCTGTCCTTTCTTTGTCTGCTCATGACGCCGTATTGCCGGCCGCCCCATATGCCCTGCAACGGGTAGCCGTTGATGCGGCTATGCCCATCGGCCCACTCGCGGCACTCGCCTATGACCGGGCATGTCCGGCAGACTGCGAGCGCCGTTTTGGTTTTGGATGGCCGGGTGCTGAACCAGAGTTCGGGGTCGTGGCCGCGGCATGCGGCTTGATGTATCCAGTTCATGGGTTATCGGTCTCCGTCGCGGTAGGGGTTGATGTGTCGGGCTTCTTTCATGGCGTCGAAGCGGCCGTATCGTGCTTCCATGAGTTGTTTGCCTTCCTCGTAGGCTTGGATGGTTTCCGGGTTGGTGCGGGTGAAGGGTTCCACGGTGTCGCTGATGGCGTTGACATGCACGTTGGTGAAGCCGGCGGCTTCTAGGCGTTGCTGGATGGTGAGTGGGCTGTGGGCTGGCGTGTGGGCGGTGAAGCTGACCTGCATTATTCGAGGTTCCTTTCCGTGAGTCGTTTGGCTATGGTCTCGCCGAGCGGGGTGATCTGCCATCTTCCCCATGTGACGTGTTCGATGCAGTCCCGCACCTCCAATGCCTCGAAGGTGCGCTGGTGGTTGCGGTCGAGCGGGTAGGCGCTGCCGTTCTGCCAGATTTCCAATAGCAGTTCTCGCATGGCCGTGGTGAGTCTGATCCGTTCGCTCATGTGAGGTCTCCCGTCGTGTCGTCGAGCACCTGACAGGTGATCGCGTCGATACGCCCGCCTGTTTTCACGGTCATGCACAGGCGTTTGACGTCGCCGGTCTGCCGCACCTCCTGCGTGACGGTCTGCACATCCTGTTCGCCGAGCTGCGCCTGTTCGCCAAGCCCGTAACCGACCACGAACGCTGCAAACACACACACGAAGGCCGGCATGATCCTCACAGCCCATGGTCTACCGTTCCTCATTCCGTTTCCTCCGTCCCGTCAATGAGCGTCCATGCGCTCGCTGCCAGATTGACCCACCATTCGCGCTCGCTGTCGTCCGTGGCCTTGCCGCTCTCGTGGGCAATCGGGCAGTCGCCGACCTGCTCGTGCAGGCGCATGGCGAGCCGTTCCGCCTCGTCCGGCATGAACGGCCTACGGTTTATGGACCGCTCGAGCTGGATGGCGAGCGCGAGCGCATCGTCATGGCCTTGGGTATATCCGATCACGTAGGCCTCGGCCGGGCTGTCGTTGCCGAGGCCGGCGTCGGCGAGCGCGTTCAATGCCTGTTGGGTGATGTCGATGCTCATATGCGGGCCTTTCGGTGTTTGCGTTCGGCTTTCCATTTCGGGTGGAACTGCAGGAACGCTTTGAGCGTGCTTATCGGCTCCCAGAAGTTGCCGTCCGGTAGGTCGAGTTGCCACCATTGACCGCAGACCGGGCAACGCCATACCGGATCACTGCCAGAGGGCTTGCAATACTGACTACTCACTCCACGCCTCCAGTTCGCTGATGTCGGTCGGAATGCCGTATTGGTCGTAGTAGAGGCGTGTGCTCATTGTTGGTTCCTTTCGTGTTCGATGAGGTGGTCGGGGCAGATGTCGCAGTAGCTTTTCTGGCTCATTGCGGTCCTTAGATGAGGTGTTGTTCGAGCATGAGGCTCCAGATGAGCGCGATGCAGGCGATGACCAGCGTGACGACGAGCGCGGCGAGCGCTATGGAGATGATGATGGCGATGGCGGTGCAGAGTTTTTCGGCGAATGTCTTTTTGGGTTCGGGTGGCTGCGTGTCCATGTTGAGTTCGGGGTGGATCATCGGGTTTCCTTTGGTTGGCTGGTGCTGAGCATGCGGTCGAGGTAGGCGGTGTAGTCGTTGATGTCCCGACGGATGCAGTCCTGGACTCGGTGGGTGCCTGCGTGGTTTTGGTAGGGGTTGCCGCCGATGGCTTGGTCGGCGAGGCGGAAGCTGGTGAGGTCGAGTTTTCGGTGGTGGAGTCCTTGGGTGATGGGGTGTTCGAGGTGGCGGCTGAGGTGCACGTCGAGCTGGCGCAGGTCGAAGTCCACGTTGGTTCCTGCGGGGTGGAGTGTGTATTGGCTGAGGTGGTAGTTGAGGAATTCGTGGATGTTGAGCGCGGTGTGCTTGTAGTCGTAGCCGGTCTTGGGTGCTTCGGCGCAGGCGAGCATGAGCCCGTTGGCGAGGTGCATTTCGTAGGCTTTGAGCATTTCGGGGTGGTTGGCCCAGTTGCGCACGTTGTCGGGGTGGACGATCAGGTGCAGGCTGTCGCCTCGGGTTTCGGCTTTCAGGTCGGTGACCTGCATGCCGACTTCCAGGAGTTCGCACTGATTGGGGTCGAGGCCGGTGGTTTCGGTGTCGATCCATCGGAGCAACGCGAGGGTAACCGGGTCGCGAAACTTGCCGTCGATGAGGCTGGGATGCGCCGAGTAGATGATCGTGCAATCGCTGTCGGTTTTGATGGCGCCGAGACTGACGGTGGTGCCATCGCTTTGGTCGCACATGATCCTGATGCTCGTCATGCGAGCGCCTCCGTCCGTGCGGCCATGATCGCCAACCGCGCAAGCAGCCGATACTGCTCTTTCGCGTCAGGGTTCAACTTCGGCCACAACGGCTCCACTTCCTCGAAGCCCATGCCCGACGTACCCGTATAGACGGCGAGCGCCGCCATGTCGATCTCCCTATCGGTGATCTTGCGGCATACGCCGGCCCTGTACGCCTTGCGCGACGCGAGGCACTGGCCGAGACTGGTGATGCCGGTCGGGCGCTCGCCGTTGTCTGGGCAGGGGTAGCGTTCCTCGATCTCGTTGGTGATGATGCTCATCGTGTTCCCTCCATCGATTCGTATGCTTCAAGTACTTCCGTCAGGCAGCGTTCTTTGATGGAGGTCGTTTGGATCAGCGGGTTGTTTCCTTGCAGCGTGGCGTCGAGTTGTGCCTGGCGTATGTCGGCGAGCTGGGTTTCGAGCCATTGGTGGAAGCTCATCGTGGTTCCTTTCCTGTGTGGTCGTCGGCCCTTGTGGTGGTGTGCATGCTTACCAGTCCTTTTCGAGTTCTTGGCAGTCGGGGCAGATGGATGACGTGGTGTCGGTGAGCGGTGCGCCGCAGATCGCGCAGATGGTCGGATCGTTGGCCGGTTCGGGTCGGTGGGCTGCTTCCAGGAGGCGGCGGATGAGTTCGATGGTCTGCGGGGCGGGGGTTGTGGTGTGGGTGCTCATTGCTTGTCCTTGAGTTTGATGTGTTCCCAGTCGCATGACGCTCCGCCGGAGTCGGAGAAGCATCGGACGGCCGCGCTGCCGTCGGGCAGTTCGTACCAGCGGACGTATCCGGGGTCGGGGTTGTTCACGGTGCCCTGGCCGCAGCCTTTGGGTGTTTCTCCGCATGCCGTGAGCGCGAGGATGGCGAGGATCGCCGTGAGGGTTGCGGGTATTCGTTTGCGGGGGTTCATGATCGGGCTCCTTGGATGCCGGCTCGCATGATGTCGAGGTAGTTGGCGTAGTCGTTGCGGTCTCGGTGGATGCAGTCTTGGACTCGGTGGGTGCCTGCGTGGTTTTGGTAGGGGTTGTGGTCGAGGGCTAGGTCGCTGATCCGGTAGGTGCTGAGGTCGAGTTTTCTGTGGTTGGTGAGCTGGCGGAGCCAGTCGGGGTGGAGATGGGGGCCGAGTTGGTTGGTGAGTACGTCGATGTCGTAGTCCACGTTGGTGCCGGCCGGGTGGAGCACGTACTGGGATGCCTCGGTGTCGAGCCATGCGCCGAGGTTGCGGGCGACGTTCGCGTATCCGAATTCTTCGGGTTCGGTTTCCATGACGGTGTCCAGGAGCCCGTTGTCGAGGTGCATGCGCAGCACCTTGGGGTCGATGTCGTAGAGGCTGAGCTGGTCGGGGCGTACCGGGCAGATGAACCGGTCGTGTTCCTCGATGCCGTCCATGCTGGTGACGATCATGCCGATCTCCAGGAGTTTCGCGTTGGTGCGGCTGATGCCGGTGGTTTCGGTGTCGATCCAGAGCAGCATGTGTGGTTTGGCTGGCGGTTTTGGCGGGTTGAGGGGTTTGCCGCTGACGGTGATGTCGTGTTGGGTGTTCATTCGTTGCCTTTCTTGATGTCGATATGGGCGGGGAGGTCTTCGGGTGGCGGGCAGGGATGGCGTGTGCCGTCCGCGTTGAGCTGCTGCCAGCCGCCTGTGCGGTAGTAGACGGGGATGGTGGCGGGGTCTTTGCCCATGTGGACGAGGTAGCCGAGCTGGTAGGCGCGCTTGGGGTGGGCGTGTACCCATCCGTGGCATCCTGTGGTGCCGCTGCCGCAGAGTTGGAGCAGGTTTTCGGGTTGGTGGAGCCGGTCGAACGGGTGGCTTCGCGGTTCCCTGTGGTGGATGCTGTCGCCGCTCCAGTGGCTGCCGGTTTCCCGGTCGCATATGGCGCATCGGTATCGGTCTCGCCGTTGTACGGTGCGGCGGGTTTCGTCGGTGGGTTTGGTGCTCATCTCTGGGCCTTTCGTTGGCATTCGTTGATGATTTCCTTGGCTTTTTGTTCCGGGTCGATGCCGGTTTTTACGCAGGCCCAGAAGTCGGTTCTCATCGCGTCGGTGAAGGTGCCGGCCGGTACGTGGTCTCGGATGTGGCCGGTGATCCACCGGTCGTCGATGACGGTGCCGTCGGGCAGCGCGTGCCGGTAGGGTTTCGGCCGGCTGGGCATGGTGTCCATGTATGCGCCTTGGCGCAGCCATCGGCTCATGTTGGGCGCGTATTTGGGTTCGTCGATGGTTTTGGCGTAGGCGATGGCACTGGCGATGAGCTGTCTGGGGTCGGCCGGCGGTCGGCCGTAGACGCCTTGGATGGCGAGGTTCCACGCCTTTTCGGCTTCGGTTTTGCTGCCGGTGTGGCGTGGGTATGCGTTCCATGCGGTCTCGAATGGGTCTTCGAGCATCCTGGCCTCGAGTTCGGCCATGGTGACGCGCTCCGGCTCCGACTCGGACACCGGTGTCGGCGTCGGTGTCGGCGCGGAGGGGTTGGGGGAGGTTATATCGGTATGGGAATAGGTATAGGTAAGGGTGCTTCGTTTTTGCTTGCCGGTTTGCTTCGCGTTTGCTTCACCTTTTGCTTCGGCAAGTGCTTCACCTTTTGCTTCGTCCGGTTGAAGCATTTGCTTCGCGTTTGCTTCACTGTTGCTTGAGGCATTTGCTTCGTTTTTGCTTCGTCTCGAGCGGCCGGACGCCTTGCCTCCGGCACGGCCGGCGCGGGCGCGTTTTTCCTGTAGTTCCTTGGTGGCCGCGTACTTGCAGAGCATGGTGCCGTCCGGGTTGGCGGCGACGATCTCGAACACGTCCGGCTCGGTTTCGCGCCACAGGCCGGCGTCCACGAGCTGGCGGGCGAGCTTCGGGCTGCCGCCGAGCTTCCTGACGCGCTGCATGGTGATGGCCCCGTCGTAGTCGCCGTGGCGCAGCTGGCGTCCGACGTAGCTGCCGGCGAGAGCCCACAGGCCAATCGCGGACAATGGAAGCTCCTCGCATTGCGGGCTGTCGTAGATGCCGTCGTCGATCATGAACCAAGTCATGGTGAACCTCTCTCAATGTGTGGTTACTTGATCTCGCCGGTGTTCGGATCGACGGCCTCTCCTCCGTCGGTCTCGTCAGCATCGTCGTCGAGATCGGGATAGTCGGGCGCGCTTTCCTCGAACGTGGCGAGGCTGTCGTGGAGGTTGTCGTACAGGACCGCGCGGCGTGCGTCCTTCGGATAGGTGAGCAGCCGGTTGATGACCTCGGCGCAGTCGATGATGTGCTGCGCGAGCACGTCCGTGTCGTACACGGCCTCGGTGTACGGGTCGATCTGATGGAACTTGTCGAGGTAGGCGTCTTTGGTTTCGAGCTGCATCTTGTGGTTGACCGCGCGGCGGAAGTCCACGGCCGCCTGCTTGATCTTCGCGCACGAGCTGTTGAAGTCCAGCAGGCCCAGCGGGCTCATCTCGTCGGGTATGAGCGCGTCCTGAACAAGTCCCGAGTCCTTTTTCTTTGCCATGAGGGTGTCCTTTCTAGAATTCCGGTTCGCCGGCATCGGTGGTGAACGTGTCCGGCGTGTAGCCGCTACCGCCGTTGGCCCACGGGTCGGTTGCGGACGGCTGAGACGGCGCGGTGGCTGGCCGTGGGCCGACGGGCGGGTTGCCTGCGGGGTTGCCGTAGGTGCTGCCGTAGGTGCTGCCGCCCTGATAGCCGTTGTGGCCGCCCTGTTTCGTGACCTGCGCGGTCGCGTACCGGAGGCTGGGGCCGATCTCGTCCACGGTCAGTTCCATGACGGTGCGGTTCGAGCCGTCATGCGCCTGATACGAGTGTTGGGAGAGGCGGCCTTGGGCGACGACGCGCATGCCCTTCGAGCATGATTGGCTGATGTGCCTGGCGAGGTCGTTCCACGCCGAGCAGCGCAGGAACAACGCCGTGCCGTCCTCGTACTGCTGCGTCCGGCGGTTATAGGTGCGGGGCGTGCTGGCGATCGTGAACGACGCGACCGGATTGCCGTCGGACAGGGTGCGCAGTTCGGGGTCGGCGGTGAGGTTGCCGATGATCGTGATGACGGTTTCGCCGGCCACTAGTCCTCGTCCTCCATGTCCTCGGCTGCGCCGCTCGCGATGCCCCATGCCACGTCCTCGCGGCGGCCGTGGCAGTGCAGGGCGAGGTCGGAGAGCGCCACATAGGCCATGTCGGCCACGCCGCGCATGTGCCCCAGCTCGGCTAGGGTCTCCCCGTCTTCCTCGGCGATGTCGTCGGCTCTTCCCTCGGTGCAGCCGAGCGGCCGGCCGGCCAGCTCCTTCGCCAAGCGTTCCTCAAGCGAGATAACGGTCATTTCATGATTCCTTCATCTGGTAGTCGGCCTTGATCTTCCACATGCACCGCGCGGTGATCTGCCGTCGGTCGCGGTCAACGACCACGTCGCCGACACGCGGGAATAACAGCGTGCGATCCCACTGCGGGTCGCTGTTGAGCCGGCGGATCGTGTCGATGAGCGAGTCCAGGAGCTCGCCGGCACCCATGTGCAAGGCCTCGTCGGTCAGGGGCCACTCGAACAGGCTGCACCCCTCTTCCCTGTAGTCGTATTCGTCCGGTGACGGCTGTGATGCCATGCGTGTTCCTTTCCTTGTGCGCGGAGTATGCGGGTTGCGGTCGCGCTGGCCCCGGTCGGGACGGCCTCAGGAGTCGAAGCCTGCCGTGTCCATCGCTCCCCGCTCGCACTGGCGTTCCGCGTGTCCTGTCAGTGGCGTGCGAGGGGGCGACGTTGACGCGATCGCAGTGGACGGCGGCCGAATCGAACGGCTTCCCGGTCTTTGCCCGCGCCCGCCTGACGCGAATCTCGACCGGGGGCGAACCTGCCCGCCCTTGGTGCGTCGCCGGTGGAGAGGACCGGCGGCGCGATCATTGAGAGAGGTGGTGTTAACGACTTGTTCCTTGTCGCCGCCCGCCATATTGGAAGGGAATGCAATGATGGCGGGCAAGTCTCATATGGTCAGCACGAGCGCGACCATGCCGGCGCGCCAGAACGTGCGAGCCAACGTGTCCGACGGCTTCCGACTCGCCTGAGACGGGTCGATGAGGGCGATGTCCGCAAGCTCGGCGAGCACGTACACCGCGAGTACTGTCCACTGCTGCCAGACGATCCCGCTCACTGTTCGTCTCCCTGCTCCTCGACGATGGCGATGAACAGGGTCGGCACGACGAGGAACGCCCACCACGCGGCCAGCCCATTGCCGAACGGATGCATGCAGGCGTCATGGGTGAACAGCCACACAATGCAGACGATGAACGATATGACGGCCATGAGGCCGATCGTGTACGGGTAGCGCTTGAACATGACGCCGCCCTTACTTGGTCTGGACGAGCGTGTCAGCGCCGTCCGGGACGACGACGAGCTGATCCGCGTTGGACAGAGCGTCGATATAGTGCTGTTTGAGCACGTTGTCGGTCAGGCTCTCGTTGAGCACGGCGTTGGCGTCGGCCTCGCCCTGCGCCTTGATCTTCTTGGTCTCGGCCTCGGTCTTGGCGACTTCCTGCTCGTTCATGGCCTTCTGCTTGTCGATCTCGGCGGCCTGCGCCTCGTTGTATTTCTTGACGATCTCGTCGCCATAGCGCACGTCCTGCACGCTGACCTGTTCGACGGTCAGGCCGATCTTCCTCCACTTGGCCGCCAGCGCATCTTGCACCGCCTTCGTGTATTCGCCTCGGTTGGTGAGCATCGTCAAAGTGTCGAACCGGCCGGACTGTTCACGAGCCACGCTGCGAAGATCGTTGCTGATGTAGTTCTGCGTGAACGTCTGCTGCTTGCCGTACTCCGAGTACAGGTATTCGGCGGCGCTTGGATCAAGGCTGTAGTTGACCTGAATGTCGATGTCTGCGGAAGCTCCGCTCCTGTCGTTGACGGTGACTTGCTTGCCGACCGCGCTGCCGCCGTCGTACTTGTAATCGGTGTCTTTGTAGAAGTTGATGAGGTTGTTGCGGGTGTCGTATTTGACGATGCTCTGCCACGGCGTCTTCAAATGGAAGCCCGCGTCTTCGGAATGGCCGGCCAGACTGCCGCCCATGTTGCGGATGACCGCGACCTCGCCCACGTCCACGGAGTACAGGCATGCGGGGATCAGCAGCATCAATCCGACGAGGCCCGGAATGAGGCCGATGCCGGCCCCCTTGACGTTGTTGGACAGCGCGATGCCGGTGACGGCGGCGCTGAAGAGCAGCAGGACGATGGAGATGACGAACCAGATCATGAGGGTTCCTTTCAGAGGATAAGGCCCTTTCCCCGTGCCGGTAGGCTTGAGGTGCCAACCAAAAATCCGCACGACGCGGGGAAAGGAAGAATTTTCAATGCAGACACAACGAGAGGCGCTTAACGAAGCGCTCGACAATCTCCGTGTCGGAACCAGTAGCGCCGCTTGGCTCCGGGATCATGCAGAAAGCGAAGAGGTGAGGAAACTCGCCCGCGCCGTTCATTACATCGGCTTCGGCGCTCAGCAGATCGCCATCGCCCTCACCGACCGAAACAAGACCAAGGACTTGTAGGAGAAACAGGGACACCGCGTCGAGCTGTGCCAGAAGCGCACGCCTGTCCAGCTTCTCCGAGATTCGCCTGTATTCGGAGTCCCCCAGTGCCTCGCGCACGGCAGCCTCTGAATACAGGGACGCTTTCATGCGCAGCATGCCGGCGTCCTGAAGATTGTGCTGCAACGTCTCCAGAGAGGACAGCAACGCAGGTTCACAATTGGACTTGCTCATTTCGCCGCCTCTTCCGGTTGGGGGTTGTCCGCCGGCCACGGGTCAAGGGTGCGACCCATGAGATAGTCCACGGACGTGTTGAAAAAGTCAGCGAGCGCCACGTAATCGCGCTTGGTGAAGCTGCGGATTCCATTGAGCTTGTTGGACAGTACTTGTCGAGACATTCCGATCTCGTCGGCGAGCGCCGACTGAGTCATATCCCGTGAGCCGAGCAGATCAAGCACAATCTGCGCTGTCTTGGATTTATGTGTTTGTAACCGCAT